TTCGTAGTAGTCTTTCATGATAATAGGCTTGTTGTTGAATGACTTAAATCTTGGTTCGTTAGCACCTCTTTGATCAGTGTCAGACGCGTCAGCCGCATGATAAGTGCTACCTTTACCAAACTCAGAACCATAAACTAATATAGTTGTAGCTTGATCAGAGTCAGTAGCAGTAAGAGCAGCAGCTCCGTAAGGTGCTAAAGTAATATCATCTGTAGATACAGCAGAAACTAAACACTTAACAACTTGGTTAGCGTCAGCTACAATAACAGTATCGTTAACTCTAATACCGTGTCTAACTTCAGAATGACCGTTAGAAATACCTGAGTTATCAGAATCAGCACCATCAATGTCAGCTTGAACTAAGAAAGAAGTAGTATCAGTTAATTTACCTTTATAAGATAAATGTAATCTACCTTGCTCAGACCAAACAACTTGATCAGCAGTCATTGGTTCCTCAGCACCAACTTGTGATAAGAAACCTGAAATTGTTCTTGGGCCGAAAACCTCAGCCTCTTTTTCCATTAAATCTGGAACATATTGTTGCGCCCAGCCTTGTCCAGCTGATGACGCTAAATCTAGGTAGTTTGTACCTAGCGCTTGCTGTTGTGCAGCAGGCACACTGTTTAATAAACCACCAGGGTTAGAAATTGCCATAATTAATTTTTTTTAAATGTTAATTTTTATTTTTAATTTTAAACTTAAAATCATTGGAATTATCACCTAACACTCTAACTTTCAAGCCGCCAGCTTCGATTTCACCATGTGACTGTCTTGGGTCCATGTTTACGTTTTTACTTTTTGCGACGCTCTCCTTGAGTGCATCTGCTTTGCCTTGCTCGTAAAAGTGTTTTGCAACAGCATCAGGATTCATTGCTGTAAATAAAGATTTATGATAACCTTTTGCATCTGACATTGTATTATCTTCTGCTAAAAACTTTTTAACGAAGTTATTAATGTCGCTTTGAGTTGTCTTAACCTTATCAGCGTCCTTAACGTTAAACCTATATTTTTTATCTCCGACGTTATATTCAAAACCTTTGAACTTGTCGTTAAAGACTTCATTAGTCTTTTTGTCAAATGTAAGTTTAGCACTTTCTGCTATTTTCTGATTTTCTTCAGATTCTTTGTTATATCGATTAAAGAAGTCCCAAGCTTTTTGCTGTTCAGGCGTTAAGCGTGATCCCGCTTTAATCTCATCGTAATATTTAGACTTTTGCCCGTCTAAGTAGGCTTTAGCACTGGCAACTTGCTCTTTTAGCGCTATTTTCTTTTTTCTTATTTCTTTTTCATCGTCTAACTCTTCGTCGTAATTAAAAGAGTCTTCAATTAAAAAGTTTATTTCTTCCGCGTTTAAATGCGGCTTTGTTCTTCTATAATATTCGTTTAGAGCTGTTAAATTATCTAAATTAGAATAATCTCTATTTAATTCAACATAATCTTCTAAGCTACCACCAGTTTCTTCCATAAAATCAACTAGCTTCTGTATATTTTCAGGCAACTCTTTACCTGATGCCTCAGCTTCAGCTATAGCCTCTACAGCTTCTTCAGCTAACTCTTTGGCTTCTTCAACAATTTTTTCATCTACTACTTCTTCAAGAGCGGGTTCTTCATCTTGAACGGTTTGCTCTTCTTCTCCGGCAGGTTCTTCATTTTGCTCTTCGACGTTTTCTTCACGAACTTCTTCGCTAGCTTCGGGTTCGTCGCGAACAGGTACCTCATCTGTGCTTTGCTCTCCAGTGGCATCTTCTTCTTCTTCTTTTATTGGTTGATTTAAGTCTACTTTTATAACGCTATCATCTCCAGCACTTTTAAATTTGCTTTCATCAACAGCTTGTTCTTGTGTAGTTTCTTCAACTACATTTTCGTTTTCTTCCATAATATAAAATATAAGTTAATAATTATCTAGGTTCAAATCCACCTAAGTCAAACCCACCAAGTACATCATTACCTGCTGATTCAAACTTTTTAGGTGGCTTACCTGTTTTTCTTTGATCTATAAGTTCGCTAGATTGAGAAGCTTGTATTCTAGTTCTTTCGTCTTTACGATCTTCTTTTTCTTTTTCTCTACTTTGCATGCCTTGTGTTTCTAAAGACTTTAACTGCATGTTCATTTGAAACTCTAACTGCATAAGTTCTTTTTTAATGTCAGCTTCTTGTTGTAACTTTTGAGCATCTAACTGAACTTGCAACTGAGCTAACTGCGCTTTAGTCTGCGCTAGCATTTGTTCTTTTTGAGCTTCAAGCTGTGCAGCATTTTGAGCTGCTTGAGTATTAGCTTGAGTTTGCATTTGTATGTTTTGCTGTTGTAGCTGTCTGTCTTTAGCTTCTTTTTCTTTACGTCTAATTTTTAATAATTGATTAGCAAGACTAATATTTCTTATTTCACGTAAATCAATAGCATCTTCTAAATCAATATTTTTTTGTTGTAAAGCTTGTTGTATATTGTTTTCAAGTAAAGCTTTTTCTTCTTCATCTGGAGCTAATTCTAAAAATATACCAAAGTCATATAAATGCAAGTTAGACATTTCTTCAAGTGTAGCTACATTATGAGCGCCAATAGCTTGAATAAAAGCATCTTTAGTTGGCGAGTATTCTATAACATCAGATATTCTAAGCGATAAAGATTCTGCTATTTCAGCTGTTAAATATAATCCTGACTGCAATATATGTCTTGTAGCAGTATTACTATTAGCTGCAGCTAGCTTTTGAACCCCAACTAAAGCGTTAGAATCTGGTGTACTACCATCTCTAGCTTCATTAAGCCCGGTTGTATCGCGTATCATTTGTAAGTAATAGTTGTAATTTCCTATTAAAGCTTGTATTTTGTTACCACCACTGCTGTTTCTTATTTCTTGTATTGGAACTCTACTAGGATTCATATCGCCATCAGCGGTCATAGATCTACCAATAACACTACCTGTTTGGAAGAACATGTTTAACGCTTCTTGCGGATTATAATTTGTTCCATTACCTAAGTCTATTTCAGCTAAACCATCAGCATCAAGATAAACACCATCTGGCACCATGCGCGACATAACTTGCTGTATTTTTAAATGAGTAAGCTGTATCATGTCCGCAAAGCCAGTTATTCTACTAACTAAAGATTCTATACGCCCTTTATACATACGAGGAGCTACAATAGAATAATTCATTTTTACTTTAGTATAATTGCTTTTTGGACGCATCATATTTTTTGACATCTCCCATTTTAAAAGCTTGTTAACTCCTAATACGTAAGCGCCTTCATATAGACACTCTACATTGTTTTGAACTTTTGAAAAACTACCTTGAGCTTCTTCTGGCGGATTAAAAGTATCATCTTTTTCTATAGCTTTTTCTAATCCTGTTGCAGTTTCCTTTATTTTATAAACTTGATTCATATAAGTTTTATAATCAAAATATAAAACTTTTACTTTATTATTATCTTGTCGATCGTAAGCAGAATAATTTTCATTTTTATAGCTATTCTTTTTTTGTATTTCTTCTAAATCTTCTTGAGTTAAATGTGGAAACTGCTTAACTAACTCGTTAATAGGTATTTCTTTTATTTCTCCAACGTAATATACATCGTCAAAATATGGAGACTCTGTATACGAATACACTAAATCTGCTGGATCTACATAATCTATAGTAATACCTTCAGATGTATTAAAGTTTGTTTTAACAGCGCCAATACCTAAAACTGTTAAATCATAATAAAATCTTTTTTTAATAAGATCGTATTGATTGCCTTCAAATAAAACATTTAAAGCTTGCTCTTCTGCTATTTCTACAGCTTGCTTGTAGGTAAGCTGCATGTGTAACTTTAACTCTTCTTCAGATTTAGGTAATGTTTCAGGATCGTTTTCATAAAGATTAATACCAAAAGATTGACCAACAAAATCATTTAAGTCTTTAGTCTTCATGTCTCGAAGCAAAGACTCCATGTACTCTGTACGTTTTTGCACTCCAAAAGGATCTTGCGAATAAGCTTTTATATCGTAAGCTTTATCAGCCATACCATTAACAACAATGTCTACAAACTTAGGTATTATAGGTACTGGCTTCCAGTCTAAATTTAAATAAGATAAATCACCGTTAATAGATAATTCGTCTTTGTACTTCTGTATTGATTGCTCGCCTCTTGCATATAATCTAAGATTGTGAAAGTTTCTTTGATTATGACCATGCATACTATACGAACCTCCTCTAGTAGATTGATTGTCACCAAACCACTCGTGTTCTATGGCTTTTGCAACTTTTAAACCATAGTCATAACTAACTTTTTCAACGTCGCTAACTACTTGACTTGGAAAATATTTACCTGTACTTGTGTAAGCCATATTTAGTTTTTAATTATTTGTGAGGAATAACCGTCGTTTTTATATCTAGCTATACCTAAGTTTATCTTTTGTTTCTGCCTATTTGGCGTTGGTCTATATAAATGTCTATTACAAGCCATTATTGCTAAGCCGCTGCTAATAGAAGCATCATGCTTTGTTCTTTTATTTATATCAAACTTAGCCCAGTCGTTTAACGTTTCGTTAAAATACATTGCTCCGTACGAACCATCTTGACGTATACCAACATGATCATTAATATACATTTCAATTGCAGCTGCATGAGCTTGTTTAATATCTTCACTAGAGTTTGGCATGCCACCTACTTCTTTTTCAGTTGTAGATAATTTATTCCAAACTTTGTCTGGTCTATTCATGCTAAAACCTCTATAACCTCTACGTTTAAAATAGTACAAAAGTCTTGGTTTATTATTTTCTGCAAGTAATGGCATACTATAAAATATACAAGCCATTAATATATCTTCAAAAAATATTTCAGCGGTTTGGGGTCTAGCAATATATTCCAAAAAAAATGTGTTAGCAGGCGCTGACTCCATGCTAAACTTAGTTAGTCCATGAAGAGATCCGTTGGATCCTCTACCATCAACAGTACCGCTAATATCATAGCTATCGCAGCCAAAAGCGCCAATATGCTCATTTCCAGGATATTTTATTCCATTTTTAAGTATTACTCGGTTTTGTAAATTTCTATCTGGTACCCAGCTAACTTTAAATCTACCATTTGGATCTGGATTAAAAACAACTTGAGTGTCTTTTACTCCGCTAGCCCATTGAAAACTACCAGTAGTAACTGCGCTTAAGCTACTAGATCCTTCGTTATAATCTATCTGCTCATATATTTTAGCTAAATTAAATAAACTGTTTTTAGTCTCGTCTCTAAACGCATGCTCTTCAGTTCTTGGAAACTGTCTGTAAAATTCGTTTAAAGCATCTTGGTCGCTTTTTAATCCTTCAACCTCATTTTCCCAATGATTAATTACACCTACGTCTATTAGTTCACCGTCTGGTCCATAAACATCGGATGCGGGAGTAGTGAATACAGGTCGTCCGTATTCGTCAATAAAGCCTTCAAAGTTCCATTCCATTGGGATAAACAGAGAATATAAACCAGATTTTGTTTGGCCATTTCTATTTCGTTTTGTGACATCACTGTCGTTATATAATTTTTTAAAATTACTACCGCCTTTGTCTAAAGAGTTTGATGTTGAACCCATCATGCACTTGCCTATAATTCTACTACCTAGTCTTAAGCAAGTTTTAGTTACTCGCCAGTTATTAAGTATGTTGTCAGGTCTTTCCCACTTACCACTTTCATCGTGAACTAACAAGCTGAGCTTTTCACCATCGTAGCTGTTATCACCTGTATTTTTCCAATCAATAGTAGTATCAAGTCCAACCAACTCTTCTTCTTGCTCGTTCGCAGTAATTTTTCTACGCGTAAACTTACTTGCAGGAACCCTATAAGCAAGTTCACTTTTAGGTCTGTCCATACCGTCTTGTATCGGTTTAAAAAAGAAGGGATAGTTAATAGATATTGGTACAACTTTATCGGTAAACATTTTTTTAGCATCGGCTCCTGATTTTGATAATATTCCATATCTAGCATCTGATGATATTGTAGCTAGATTTACTGTTTCAGCTGAACTCATAAACGAAAAGCCGCTACGTCTGTTTTTTAAATAACACATACCGTAGCAGCGTTTATCTGCTTTACAAGCTTC